GAAAAAAATAAAAGTTAAAAATAAAAACGAAGTAATAGATTTTAATTATTACAAATTTTGGAGAGAACACAATGTCAAAGAAAAAGAAAAAAGAAAATAATCCGCAGATAGAAGTTAGAACTTTTAATTGGGGTCCTTGTGTTATTAAACTTAAGATACAAGATAATTTTAAAAAAGTATTGTTAAGTGAGATTAAAAAGTCTGATGAAGACTATAGACACAAACTTGCGGGTCAAATAGAAAAGGAAATAGGTTATACTCAAGAGTCTAGGGATAAAATTATACCTTATCTTGCACCTTATCTTGGTATCTATGATCAAATGTTTCAAAAGTATCAAGGAAAGTTTTACGATTCAAAACCAGAATATGCATTAACTGCTTTGTGGTGCAATTTTCAACGTCAATATGAGTTTAACCCACCACACGATCATGATGGAAAACTATCTTTTGTGATATATCTATCAGTGCCAGAACCATTACAAAAAGAAAACAAAGAATATAGTGGCAAGAGCTGTGGACCTGGAGGCATACAGTTTATGTATGGTGAAGGAATAAGAGATTGTATTACTTATATGTCTTATTTTCCTAAAGATTGTGAGATGTTTATCTTTCCTGCGTGGTTGAAACATTGGGTTAGTCCGTTTGATTCTGATTGTGTGAGAGTATCGGTTAGTGGTAATGTCCATGACTCAGCACCCCTAAATCAAATTAAGAAAGGAATGTTGGTTAAGGAATGAGACATTTGTTTGAAACTTGCATTGATGTCGGTAGTGGTTTGCTGCTATCAACACTAATACAGTTGTTCATTTTTCCATTTTTTAATATGTACCCAACAGTTCTTGAAAGCTTTCATATAGCTGTAATCTTTACGGTAATCTCTATATGTAGAAGTTGGTTTTGGAGAACTATGTTTGGTAAAAGGAGAGGTTATAAATGATGGACGATAAAGATATTCAAGAATACCATAATATAGGTAAGCCTATAAAACTTAATAATAAGTATCAATATGTTAAAGGTAGACAAATCGATGAACACGGATCAAGGACCTATGATGTAAATGGTTATAGACTTCCTTCAGTTACTACGATATTAGGAGCCACCAAAAACCAAGATTTTTTAAAACAATGGAAGGCTAAAGTCGGTGAAGCAGAAGCAGAACGAATCAAGAATGTATCTAGCGCAAGGGGCACTTGTATGCACAAATTCCTCGAACACCATGTACTCGGAACTAACATCGTTGATCTTACAAGGATTGGACAAGAGGCGCGTCCCATGGCCGACAAAATTATTGAGATGGGTCTTGCACCAGTGGAAGAGTATTACGGCTCGGAAGTCACGTTGTATTATCCTGGGTTATATGCTGGGTCTACTGACTTGGTTTGCTTACATAATGGCAAAGAATCTATTGTAGACTTCAAACAGTCTAATAGACCTAAACGTAAGGAATGGGTTGAAGACTACTACATGCAAATTGCTGCATATGCTATGGCACACGACCACGTTTACGGATCCGAGATACGTCAAGGTGTGATCATGATGTGTACGCCAGATTTATATTACCAAGAATTTATAATCACGGACCATGAATTAAGAAGTTGGAAACACAAATTTCTCAAAAGACTAGACATGTATCACGAGCTCAAGTTTGATGAGAAAGAACAACACAACACGGATAAAGAAAACCAAGAATACTTGAAAGAGTTAGAAAGGAAACTATGACGGATCAAACAAGATGGGGTATAGATCAAGTGCAGCAAGAAAATAAAGCCAAGGCTCATGAAGATCAAAAAGAGATGAGAGAGGAAGTAAAAGAATATGTTAATAAATGTAGTGTTTTTCAACTACAAAAAATACACCAAAAGATGAAGGATATGAAAAATGAATGACGATTTAAAAAAGGTTTTGACTGCAAGATACAATGCAGAGATAGAAGACGCAAAATACAAGATAAAATGTTACAGTGAACACGAACTTTTGATACCTGAACACCCAGATATTACAGCGGAAGTTGACAAATTATTACTAAAAATGGCAGAAGCAGAGGATAAATTGGCAGTAATGAGTCTACATTATGGTGAAAAAGAGACAAAAAAAGAATTACTATAGTATTATTTTACAAATTTAAAAAAAATTTTTTTATTTCATGAAATAAAGTGTACTTTGTGTACTTTTGATCATTTTTCAGCATAAAATATAGCGTTTTATAGGACAAATTATGGTACACTTTTTGTTTTTTGGTACACATTAATATGTACCAATACAAAATCGCTATCGCGCGCACGAACGATATTTTAAATTAATCAATCTGTGATATAAACCTATACATGCCTAAGAAAAGAAGAAAAGCTATCAACACTGAAACAACTCCTGATATACCTTTTCAAAAGGTCAGAGTGGAGTGGGTCGATTGCGTAAGTGATTCTGGCTGGGCTAGTGAAAAAGAATTTAACAAAATGAGCTTGGCTAAACCAATTAATGAAGGTTGGTTATATTCTAAAGATAAAATTTCTATAAAATTATTTGCATCATACGACAAAGATGAAGATGGTATTAATTTTGGAGATCGAACTATGATTCCTCGTCAATGGGTGAAGAAGATTCAGAAGATATAACTTCACCCTCTATTTGTTTTGCATTAAGAATTGGTTCGTAATCTTCTAAAATTTGTTTCATTTTATTTTCTAGTTCTTTTTCTGATAGATCTTCTAATTTCCCAGTTTTAATTATTTTTCTATCGATATACAATCCTGCAGCTTTTCCTCTATTGGCTTCAGCATTAACTGCGGATGAAAACGACCCTTTCTTTAGTGCTGCCTCTCGTAATCTTGCGAGTTCTGCAACATGACCTTCATAAGTCACTTCATGTTTTCTTAATCTTTCTTCTTTTAACTCTCCAATATGTTTCACTACGAGTGGGGACAATCTTGGGTTAGTGAGTTCTGAACCTTCTTGTCTAGCTCTTTTTGGAGAATAACCAGCTCGAAGTGCTGCTTCAGTTTTTGTGACGGGACCATTTTCATCACCAAAAACCAGGAATTCCGCAAATCTTTGTTGCATTTCAGTCAATCTCTTTGGTACGCCCATAAGTTGACAATTTAGGGTAACTCTCCTATAAAGTCAAGAATGAAAGTATACAAAGGAATTAACTAATGTTTGTTAAACATTTACAAGAATATTTAGATAAATTTACTGAAGGATCTAATGGTATGAAGGGAAACGCAGTAAGTAATGCTAGAATTTACATCATGACTTCTAAAGGCCATTTAGAAGAAATTAAAAGAATTGAAGTGCATGAAAGCAATAACCCAAAAGACACATCAATAAGGGTAGTTTTAAAACCTAATACAGAGGAAAAATTAATATTACCTCAAGGCTACATTAAAGATTACTAGGGGCATGATATCTTTCACTACCACGCCCCCATATTCATTTTAAGATTTAGAGTCTCTTAACACCATCAACAACATAATCTATGTTATTTTTGTCTTCTCTCCATTTTTCAAACTCTGCTTTGTCTTTTTCATCCTTACTCCATTGAGTTCTTAAAACTTGCATAGTTGTATCATCTATTTTTTTAAGACCTTCTTTGGTGTCAACTAAAGTAATTATTTTTTTAATTAAATCTAATTTATCTTTTTCCATCTTTCTTACCTCCTTTCTAATAACAATCGAAACAATATTCTCTGTTTGATTGGCTTTGATTTTTGTATAAATAATTATTACACTTTTTAGCCTTACAGATAATAGTTCCTTTTATTAATTTTTTCTTTTCTTCTTTCTTTTCAATCTCTATTAATTCATCAAAAGTTTCATTTCCTTTCAACTTTACACCACAAAAGGATTTTAATTTTTTAACTTCCTTGTGGTTTATTTTCATCTTTCTTCCTTTCTAGTTTTATTTTATATCTATTGTAATAAACACCACCCACACAACTCAAAATATTTCTCAAGGTTTGTTCCATGAGCCATTTTACATTATCTTGAGTTGGTAAGTTCTTTTTCATTTTTTATGTAATATTCTCCGACCATAAGTAATTAATATCTTTTCCATTTTCCCCACACTTTGGATCTGCTATTACTAATCTTAATTTGTTTACATTAACTTTAGCATTTAATATTTCAGAAATCCAAGAGTCTGAGTCTAAATGATCGTAAGCATTTGTAAATTTCTCAACTTGATTAGGAGTTACACTACAATGACTTTTTTTAAGATCATCAATATAAGTTCCTAAAGACCAAAGTTTTTTCTTTACAGTTGTACAAGAGTTTAAAACATTTAAACAATGATTAAGTTCTTCCTTATTCATTTTTTTTCTATCAACTAGTGCATCTTTCATATCATCAATTAAATGTTGGATTGCAACTTCAATACAATTTATCTCCATTGGATTAAATGTTTTGTTTTTTTCATTTTTCATTTTTCTTTCTCCTTTTCATTTTTTCTATCATTTATAATCCTATAATTAATATAATCAAGCATTATTTTTCATCACACTACCTGGAGTTGTGTCAAGAGCTTGGACACAACATGTAGTATTTCATCTTAAATCCTCAATAATATGAATTATTATAATCATCAGTAAGCATACAAAACCACCTACACCCAAAATCATTGGTATATACCACCACTCCATTACTCTAATTTACCCCCTTCCTCTTCAACATAATCTTCTATATCTTCAAAAATATTATTCATGGTTTGGTCGTTTAAATCTTCACTTGTTAAAACAACCTCCTCACCTTTTGGATCTTTCAATATTATTCTTGTTCGATCCCATTTCCATAGTTTATCTTTTGCCATTATTTACCCTCCGTTAGTTTTTTTATTATTGATAATAACATTTTAATAATAGTTTTAGATGAACCATCATAATTTTTTTGTGCAATATCCACATCATCCAATAACCAATTAGTTAAAAAGTCTTTTTCTTTTTTAGTTAGTTTCATATCTTTGCTCCTTTTGGTTCCACTTTGCATAACTTTCTTTTTCTATTTCAATCTCCGAAGAAACAACCTCATCCATGCTTTCATCAAAACCCTCTTT